GAGGGCACATCAACCATAACGGCTGACGAATTAGAGGTCATAATTAAGAATATGGTACAGACGCAAGTTCAAGATTATGAAAAACAGCAGTTAGCGCCAACTGATTTTTAATCCCGTATCTAATGAAAAAGAACCTAAAGATAATTAGGTATCGAAAACGCTATCCCTACAAGTCCGGTATAAAAATAGCTAAAATTGTTAATACAAGCAATTAAACAATAAAAACTTATATACAGTATAATGTTACAGTAAACGGTTTAGAAACCGTTAGAAAGGAAAGATATGACAGTAGGAAAGAACAGAGAGGCGTTAAGAGAACTACGCAGTGCACACCCAGAATGGACACAATATGTACTTGTTGAAGAGCTAGAGAAAGTAACTGGTGAAAAAATAACCGTTCAACGTGTAGGCCAAATACTTAAGCGAGACGCTTTAGCTACACGACATTACAAAGAAAAATCTCTCGTAGCTTGTGCATTGTGTGAAAAACCAACAGAAGGTACTAAATTACACCCTGCGTGCAGAGTTGGTTATTATTATGAAACTGTCCGCTGTAGAATTTGTGACAAGCCACGCGTGATGCTTAAGTCAATGGTAAAGCGCATGCGCACAAAGGGCCAGCAAAACTTCTACTGCACAAGAGATCACTTCCTTGTTGGCAAAGGCCGCGGGTTTTCTTAGGGTTTACATTTTCTGCCGTATACATTATAATGTTCAAATCTACAAGAAGGAGATTGAGCATTGACAAAACGTACATCAGTTTATATTGACCCGTTAATTTTAGAACGCTTCACTGAAGCTGACTGGCCGCACGCCAGCCAAAACCGTATCAGGTACAGGACCGACCTAAAGCCACCGACTAAAGAGGACGTGGCTCTTGTGCTATCTTGGAATCCTGAAGCAGTGGTATGTAACCCAAGGCAAGCTGTACGTATTCAAGAATTTGTAGCTAAGCTAAATTCTAACATTCCTGTGCAAATTGCACGGTGCGTATCCCCTTGTGAACTTTCAGGTATGTGGTTTATGTCGCCAATTGAAATTGAAGCTGCCGAAGAACATGAACGCAGTCTTGCTGCGCAGGCACGTCGATGGATGGCTGAAGCCCGCTCCGTAGTCAAATATGATACCACGGGTGAAATTATTGAAGGATCTCGCCGAACTCCAGCTAGAGATACACTTCCTATTTATGCTAATGATATTAAGAAAATTATGATGGAACATCGTGATGAATGGAATGACGATACCCGTCAGGTGGTCAAATGGTATAAGAAAGAAAGAAAACTTTTCTTAGCTAAAGGACAAATAGACCGACTACTTTCTGGCACAATGTCAAGAGTTTACATTCGCGCAAAAATTATTAAGCAAAACTAGGAGGTTGGTTTACATGACAATAGGTGAATTGGAAGCTACAAATGAGCTAATGACACAGTACGAGCCAATGGTCCATAGTTTTTTAAGAAACACAACATTTAAGGATCCAATGTTAGATTACGATACAGCAGCTCAGGATCTAAGATTAGCATTAGTACGAGCAACCAAAAAATGGGATCCTGAAAAAGGCGCGCAGTTCATTACATACGTGTACATGGCAATGCTAAATGCAAAGCGTACACTTCAAGGTAAAGCTGTGCATCATCCGTGGACTGAAGATATTTCTGAAATGGAAATTACTGGTCACTATGGTGCAGAAGAACCGACACTTTACGAGTACAATATGGATCTAACTATTTACGAAAAAGCACTTGCTAAACATTTGGTAGATGGACGCGGAATGTCAGAATTGCGGCGTATGGTATTAACTGACGCCGAAATTATTCATGATCTCAAATCAGTACGAGAGATAGGAAAAGCTCTTCGCGGTTTACGTAAGAAGTTTGCTTTTCTAAAAGAAAACGCTTGATACAGGTCGACCACAAAGGTTCAGACTTTTTACTATCCTTTGATGATTTTGATGGGGATCTCAAAGAAGTTAGAGAACTGCCTGTGCGCGTGTATGACAAAAAACGCAAAGTATGGGTTGTACCTCAGCTTGCCTTTTTTACTATTGACCACCTAGAGTGCCCGTGGACACCAGCCGCAGTTGAAGCAGGCGCAGCTATACGTAAAGCCTTGCTAAATCTAGTTGATTACAAATTTGTTGAGCACCAGCCTGATAACAAAGCGCGTAACTATCAAATGACTGGCATAGAGTGGCTAAAGAAGGCCAAGAAGGCACTTCTGGCTGACGATATGGGGTTAGGCAAGTCTTATCAATCATTGCGCGCAGCAATAGAAATCGGTGGTAAAGTATTAGTGCTTTGCCCAGCTTCATTGAAGTATAACTGGCGAAATGAATTTCGCAAGCATTTTGATATAGAACCTCAGGTAGTTAATGGATTAAAAAAGAAACGTGAACAGCAGTGGGCCGAGGACCAGCAATACGTAATTGCAAACTACGATTTGTTATTGTCAGACAAAGACGTTATGCCTAAGCAATGGGATGTGATTATTGCAGATGAAGCTGTATATCTTAAGACTCATAAATCACAAAGAACCAAGCTAGCTAAAAGACTTAAGAGCACTTACCGTTTTGCTTTATCAGGAATTCCTATGGAAAATAACTTGTTAGAGTTTCATTCAATATTTGAATGGATTAGACCTGAGTTGCTTACGTCACCGTATCTATTCAAGCAAAAGTATTGTATATTAGACTGGGCTGGCAATGTGGTAGGCTATAAAAATATGGCTGAACTACATTTAGTCACAAGTCCTTTTGTACTAAGACGAATGAAGGAAGATGTGCTTAAAGATTTGCCACCCAAGATATACACGGATCTTCCGTTAGAAATGTCTCCTGCGCAAGCTAGAGGATACGCGGCTATAGTTGACGAGTTTTTGGACTGGCTAAGAAACGAGACAGGTAAAGATTGGCAAAACAATATTCTAACCAAGCTAATACGCTTAAGGCAGTTTGTTGAATTCCCAGAATTGGTAGGCTTGAACATGCCTTCTGGCAAGCTAGAGATGCTTCGTGACGTTTATCAAGAGGCAGGCAAGATAGTTGTATTTACATCCTTCAAAGAGAGTGTCAAGTTGCTTGAAAAGTCATTCAAAGGAGCCATGGTTATTTCTGGCGACGTTAAGAGCATGGAAGAACGCTTTAACATAATAGAAGACTTTAATCAGAGAGATTCTGGAATTTTGCTATGTACAGATGCTGGCAAATTTGGTTTGAATATCACCGGAGCGAGTACAATAGTACACTACGGATACGTTTATAACCCTGCCACGATCATCCAGCGGGAAGATAGACTACATAGATTTGGGCAGCAGAATACAGTAAATGTTATTAGACCTTACTTTCTCAATTCAATTGATGAAGGAATTATGTCTATATTTAAACGAAGACTGATAGCTGCAACAGAATTTATGAATGAGTCCGAAGTTATGTCCACTACTAAGTTATCTAAGCAGGACTACATGGATATTATATGGGGAGTAGGCGTTGGCGACTAAGAAAAAAGATACATATGCAGACTATACGGCTACGGACTTACTAGCGTTCTGGAGATTGGCTTTCTTTGAAGAGTACAAGCAAGAGTACACAGGCGGTGGGTTTATTGGGCATGATTTATCGGCGCTAAAGGCTGCGCTTGAGAAGCATGACGTATACGAAATACTGCGTGCCATCCGTGTTGGGATCGGCGCTGGAGAAAAGTCTTTGAAATACTTTATACAGAAAATAGCTAGGTACGTGCCTAAAACTGATCAGCCTCGCTTGACTTTTTTAATTGCGGAATATGCTAAACCCGAACAGAAAAAACTTTGGGCTGACTTCAAATTTTTGGAAACCAAATGGTTCCCTGATGCTCAAGATTTTCAGCGAAAAGAAGATATTGTTGAAAAGCTGAACAATTGGGTATCGCGCGTTGCACGTGCGGGGGCAAGAGTGTAATATAGCCCCTTTACACTAAAGATCATATTACTGGTTAGATTGTTAATAAAGCAATAGACAAATAAATAAGAACGGTGCAGGAGAACAAGTTTGGATAATTTTAGGTTCATTGAATCAGGTTTGATTTTTGGTATTAGGACAATTGAAGATTTACGCAAGGTAACATTTACGTCAGATGACTTTGCAAACTTTGGAAGTACATTCCAGTTTGTAACAGATCACGTTGATAACTATCGGCAATTTCCTACGGTAGATCTTTTAATGGAAAAGTTTCCAGAATTAGTAGCTGAAGCAAAGGGAGTTGAACTACAGTACGCTCTCGATGAATTTCGAAATCAGGTTATCTACCGTAGAACACGAGATGTAATTCGTGGTCAACAAGCATTGCTGAAAGAAAATCCAATTCAGGCACTGCGAAATATTCGTACTGAAATTGACACGTTAGAACTTAGATATGACGACGATATAGCACTGTATGATAATGGATCACTTCAGCGTTTAGAAGAGTATGAGCAACGTGCAGAGTTACGTCGTTCTGGTCAAGAAATTCTTGGTATCCCGGTTTTTGTTGACACAATTAACAAAACTGGTGTTGGTTTGATGCCTGGAGAAATGCTATCAGTTTTTGCAAGACCTACTGTTGGTAAAACTTGGGCTTGCGTATTACAAGCCGTAGTAGCTGCTAAGGCAGGATTCAAAACATTGTTTATTACCACTGAGATGCCAGTTAAACAAATCAATATGAGAATTGACGTTGTTATGGCTTTTAAAATGGGTTACAATTTTTCGCATAGATCTCTGCGTGCTGGTATTGGACTGGATACTGATAAGTATGCCGAATTCCTTCAAAAGCTTGCTGGCGAAAATCTAATCATGAGCGATAGAATTGCACAGAGTAAAATAACAATTGATGGAATTGCATCTCTTGTTAGAAAACACAAACCTGATCTTCTGATAATTGATGGCATGCAACTTGTATCGCCCAGTCAGCAATCTTCGGCAGTATGGCAACGAATGCACGATCTTTTCTATGACGTCAAGACTTTGTGCACAGTCAACGATATGGCCGCTATGGTGTCCACACAGGCCAACAGGAATGCTGCAAACGTATTTGATCCACCGAAGCCTGAAGAGGTTGCATTCGGTGACGCACTGATTCAGGCTTCTGATATGGCCTTTTCTATTGCCAAAGTGGAAGACGAAAACATGCAACGATCCTTCGCACTCCAGAAGTATCGTGATGGTGACCCACCAATGGAGTATGTTACATTCGATTGGGATGTAGACCGCGGAAGAGTAGGAGAAAGATAATGTCTGAATTACTTATAAACCACTATTCACTTAAAGGCGATCTTTACGAAGACCCAGTTAGATCTAATCTGGATTATGAATTTCGAACAGCTCCAGGGTCTCGGCGCACATATTCACTTCGTGAAGGTAATAAAACCTTAGCCGTATTGTGTATGGCAGTTTGTTCTGACGTTCCTATAAACATGCAAGAGCTGGAAGATATGAGTTATTTTTATCCAGTTTTTACCGGCAGTGGCCGAACTTGGCCAAGTGTAGGTGTTTTCTATACTGTATGGAGTTATGAAAAAGGGGCTGGTAGAGAAATTGTTATGCGCGCTGCAAAACATTTGCTAGAAAATAATTTTTTAGAACTAATGCCCACTTTGCGTAGATTAGTTACTTTATCTCCGCCAACAGAAATGGCTAGGAAATTTCACTTGGCTAACGGGGCAGAAGTATTTCGTGAAAATGAGGATAGTGTAAATTATGAGTACTCGGTGACAAAATGCTTACTAAGTTAGATTGGCGCGGAGCTTTGGTAAAAGCTGGAATTGACGTTCCTGATAACAAAGAGGAATTTGCTATTCCATGCCCATTTCATGATACAAGTCATGCAGGCTTGTCTATAAATACTGAAAAAGGTGTTTGGATATGCCATGCAGGATGCGGTGAGGGCAGGATTGTAGATTTCTTAGAGGCACTGCTAGACATAACCTCTAATGAGGCCCTTGAGATGGCCATGGCTGAATTTGATGAGGATGAAGAGCTGCTTGATGAAGACTTCTTTGGAAACGATCCAGAATCAACAGTCATTCCAAACAGAGAGGTAGTCTTCCCATTTATGCCTGCATTAGAATACCCTACTTGGATTCTTAATCGTGGGTTTACCGAGCAGCAGTTAAAGGCATGGGAGTGCACTGTAAACAATTCAACCGGATCTTTTATTATTCCTATAAAAGACCACGAAGCCAAACTTGTAGGATGGGTATCACGAAAAGCGCCAGATAAGGCTGGATCTAAATATGTGTATAGTTTAGGAATGCGTACTAGCCAGGTTATTTTTGGTTTATCACGAGTTCTAAAAGGAGTAGATAAACTATATGTAACTGAGGGCGCACTTGACGCAATTTGGTTGGACCAGCATGGTTATTCGGCCGTAGCTTTGCTTGGTATACATATGTCTAATGTACAGCAAGCTTTGCTTCTATCAAAACGACCAGGAGAAATTGTACTTTGTTTAGATAAAGACGAAGATAGGATTGTAAAAAAAACTGATGGTACAATAACTATCAAAAACCCAGGACTAGACGCTAGAGACAAAATTCAAACTCGACTCGGTAAGATAACTATGGCCGGTATGATTACTATACCAGACGGGTATAAGGATGTACAGGATATCCGAGATCCAAAGTTACTTGAACAAGTGCTTTCTGCCAGTTCTGAGTTTTTGATCTAATTTTGATGAAAAAATAATCAACAATTATGTATAATGATGTACGTGGGCATCAATGAATGCCTACTGAAATTTTGAAAGGCGCAAGACGCCAGTGGAGGATAATATGCCAGGTATTGGAAGTATTTCGGGACAGAGAGCTCAAGTAAAAACTGAGCGTGGTGATGGTCAATCTTTTGGTCGTGAGTTGTGGCTCAAGGGTGGTGACGTTGCAAACGTTATGATTGTACCCTCTGGTGGAGAGGATGATGGACGTTTGGATCAGTTTTGGTTGATTTCACCAAGAATGGTAACTGATCAAGGAAAGCAGTTTTTTCCAACTATTCTATGCGAAGACGGAAATACACCTCCGGCTGAATTTTCTACTGAGAAACCTCAACACAAGTTTGGTATGTGGGTCTATTGCTATAATATTGTTCATCCTAAAAATGATCCTACCAAGGATTTCACCGAGAAGGTTCTACCGTCAGGCACCAAGCAATACATTGAAGAAATCAATGATTTCGTTGTATTTCAGCGAGGTTTTGGTCGCGGAGACTATCTTTGGAATTCCGTTGTAACTATTAATGATGAACAAGGAACACTTACTGGATTCCTAGTCAAGATTAGGCGGCAGGGTGACGGCATGCAAGACACTATCTTTACTGTTACAGCTGTGCCAGAGCGAGTGCTTACGCTAGACGATGAGCTAGCCGCACGAGCGGCTGAGTTGCCCACTATCTTAGAGTTCTACGGTTCACGCAGTGCACGAGCGTTGTCCCAAGCACGCGGTGAAACTGAAGAGTCTGCACCAGCAACTAAAAATGTAGCCGATACACTTGACGAAGGTGACGATTTCTTTGGCGGCGACAGTACGGGTGAAGAAAAGCCTACGGTTGTTGATACGGACATTTTCTAAAAATCAATGGGCGAGTTTATTTAAAAAAGTAGACTCGCCCATTGTCATTCATTCAAAAAGGAAGATTATATGAGTAAAGATTGGGTTCTAGACCTTAGAACTATGCATGATCATTACGAATTTCATGAAGCGTTAGATAAGATGGATAAAACTGATCCAGAACTTCTACAAAAGTTTTTGAAATTTAGATTAGCGTTTATGCGTGAAGAAATGGCAGAATTGGTTAGTGCGGTAGAGTTGGAAGACGCTGAAGAGGTTGTGGACGCTCTCATTGACATTTGCGTAGTAGCAATTGGTACATTAGATCTTTTTGAAGTTGATGCACATAGTGCTTGGGAAGAAGTTCTTAGAGCTAATATGTCTAAAAGAAAAGGAATCAAACCGGGCAGGCCTAATCCGCTTGGGTTACCAGATTTGATGAAACCAGAAGGTTGGACCAGCCCCAATCATGCTGGAAATCATGGTTTACTTTCTACTGCATTTGATGTATTGTAGATAAGTAAAGTTTGTTAAGGAGAATAGATGTCAATAAAAGATGAGTATGAAACAATAATGGGTACTGTTACCCACACGTTGCATGCTGATGAGATAGAGGAAACCGAGCCCACCAGGGTACTTAAAGAATGCATAGCTCTTCAGACTAAGAAATCTGAAGATTACAATAGCTTTGTAAAGCTGGCAGATTATTGGCCGCACGGGCTGCAATCATTGCATGACATGATGCATGTAAAGATGAAGCGTCTTGAGTCGTTGCTGGAGGCGTCGGAAGTAGGTTACGCTACGCCTAAGTTTGAATCAATTGAAGACACAGCTAAGGATTTAGCTGTATATGCTTCTTTCTTTGTAGCGTATGCTCGAGGTAAGATGGATGGTCAAAACCCTAATAATGATATTTTCAATCAGCCGCAGCTGGCAGAACCGTTTACTATTACTAGCCCTACACCAAATGGCTGGATATTTGGTAACACGCCAAAAAATTCATGAATGAAAAATGGAATAAACGCTTTATGGCCATTGCGCAAGAAGTTGCGTCCTGGTCTAAAGATCCTCTTAGACAGGTAGGAGCTGTAGCTGTAAGTCCTTATGGCAGGCAAATTGCTGAAGGCTATAATGGCTTTCCAAGTATGATAGACGACGATGAAAGGCTTGAAGATCCAAACGTCAAACTTTTGTATGTGGTTCATGCTGAAATGAACTTAATTTATAATGCCGCCAGCGAAGGCGTTAGCCTTAGAAATTCTACAGTATATGTAACTTTGTATCCTTGCCATGAGTGTGCAAAAGGTCTGATTAGCGTAGGTGTAAAATTGATACTCGTGCCAAGCGCTGAGGCAGGTCGTCACAATAGTGGTAAATGGGAAAATTCGCATAAGCTTGCTGAACATATGTTCACTGAAGCACAAATAGACGTGCGTGCAATAACAGAGTATGAACACGAGGAGTAAAGTATGCAAATAATAAAGGGACAAGGTTTTAATGACACATATAAAATGGTTATTAAAGAGCTTTTAAATAGCGGACGTAAGACTAATCGTCGTGGTGAAGCTATGATGATGGAAGATTTTATAGTTATGGAAATGGCAAACCCTCGTGATCGAGTGCTTACACGAAAAGCCCGTGACGCTAGTCCTTATTTTATGGCCGGTGAATTTTTGTGGATGTATGCAGGTAGATCAGATCTTGCTGGATTAGTGCCATACAATACATCTGTAGCTAGGTTTAGTTTGGATGAAAATAAAAATCTATTCGGCGCGTATGGTCCGCGAATTATGGCCCAGTTTCTAATGGTAGTTGCCGAGCTAAAAAAGAATCCGTATAGCCGTCAAGGTTACGTGAGCGTTCATCAGTCGGAAGACAACTTTGGCGGAGCAGGCAATAACTATCCGTGTAACGTTGGTTTTCATCTTCAGATGGAAAATGACAAACTTGCTATGAACGTTTTTGTTCGTTCACAGGATATGATGTTTGGTTTCCCATATGACGCTTTTCATTGGACCATGCTTCAAGAAATTGCGGCTAAAGAAATTGGAGCTGAGCTAGGCACCTTTAGAAATGTGGTATCTAATTGTCACGTTTATTTAAAGCACGAAGATCAGCTTAAACGTATACTAAATGAATTTCATGATACACCAGAAGACGGCATTATGGAAAAAATGCCGGCCAAGCCTCTTGAGATTAGAGGTGTGGTTTCAGAAGCTTTTGATGCGGTTACTAAGGGTGGCTCGTATAATGATACAGGTTCATCGTATTGGAATGGGCTACTTGACGTTTGTTGGGCAAAAATTCAAAAAGATCACGCAGGCATGGACTTAACCATACCTCCTTCGTTTGGTAAAATGATTAAGTATCGTGAAGCAGTAAGGAAGACACAAAATGAAAAATAATACGGTTCTCGATATTCAGCAAGAGTTTACGCGACTTCTTAAAAATGAAGAATTTGTGATAGATAAGTCAGGAGTAAAAACGGTAGAAATTGCCGGCGCAACGTTTGAGGCCAACACCCCAATCATTTTTGGTATAGAAAATCAGGAATATATTGAGCGTGAACTCAAGTGGTACCTGTCTGAGTCTTTAAACGTAAATGATATGGAAGGGCAAGTGCCAGCCATTTGGCAGCAGATTTCTTCAGAAGAAGGAAAAATTAATTCTAACTATGGCTGGGCCGCGTTTAGCCGAGCTAATGGTAATCAGTATACAGGAGCTGCTCTAGCACTCCTAAATGATCCATACACGCGTCGTGCCATCATTATCTATACCAGACCATCCATGCAGGTTGAATACAACACCGATGGCATGTCAGACTTTATCTGTACTAGCACTGTTCAGTATCTATACCGTGATGGCAAATTGGACGCCATTGTAAATATGCGTTCTAATGACGCAGTATTCGGATATAAGAATGATTATGCATGGCAAAAGTATGTTCTTGACGGGCTTGTTTCGGGTCTTCAGATTTCCCCTATGTTTACTGAGCCTATAGAGGCTGGTAAGATTATATGGAATGCTGGTAGTTTGCACGTGTACGAAAGACACTTCAAGTTTATATTAGGGGAGTAACATGGCCTTAGAGCTACGCAATGTCCTGGATGACAGGATACAAAGTTGGAAAGGCGCTCTCGCCAAGTGTGTTGCAGTAGGATCTGATGCTTCTCCGGCTTTGAGAAGTATAGAAGTCAGTCTTGGCACTGGCCCATACTTGGTGTATGATGAGTTGACAGACATACGAAAACCTGGTATTTTTACTAGCCTACCTTGGGTGCACCGTGCTGGTGAGCAAAATGCCAGCAAAATTATACAACTAAATAATAGTAACGAAAATTGTGACAAGTGCGAATTTCGTGAAGATATGAGTGGCCCTAATTTAGGATCTGGCAATATGTTGCCTAAATATGTTGTTCTTAAAGATCCTTTGATGAGCATAAAAGCTGAAGCATATATGCGCGCGGCAATGGCTAAGGCTGGTGTTTTGGCTTACAGCTGGATTACATCACCTATAAAATGTCATATGACGGGGGTTACCAGGGTAAAACCCGCGCAGCTAACACGGTGCACACCTAGGTTATTGGAAGAGTTAGATCTGTTAAATCCAGAACAAATTTTAACAGTAGGAACAACTCTTTTCAACCTTTTAATGAAACAAAATATTCATACCCCAATAACACCATTGTTAAATCTAGATTTCTTTATTACAAAAAAATGGAGTTGGCAGCCAGTAGATCCGTCAGAGTATGCACATCATTTGAGAGCGCAGCTTTCATAAAGGATATTTAATGAAAATAGGTTACGCGTGGTTTGGGCATTTATCGGATATTAGGTCCGGGTATGGTGTAGCATCTGTAGATGGTAATGCTCCGTATAGCGCAAGTATAATAAACGAATTTCTTAATCGTGGACATTCTGTGTACGCAATGAATTCTGACAGAGATGCTCCTATAATAGAAAAACTTGGTAAATCCGCTTTTGCAGCATTTTCTCGTAACAAAAGAGCTGCGGCTTACTATGATTTGCATTGGGCTGATCAAAACGATTTTCCAGAGCTAGATATATTACTATTGGAATGGCGAAATAATCCAGTAGACGCTGGACAGCGTACTAGGCTTTTAGATTGGTATTCAGGTACAGGCACGGCCGTGATTGTAATAGATTTAGATCATGGGCTGACTGAGGAAGATGAAGTACTCTGGAGATTTGATATGGTGTTAGAACCGTCTTTAGAACCTAGAGAATTTTCAATTACGCGTCATTCGGCATTTTTACCATTTGATATCAATGATTTAAGACAGTTTCCAATGTTAGCACCAGAAGGCGATAATCTTGTAGTGTACGTGGGCACACAAAAAGATAAGGAAGAATCTATGGATCTTTGTATTGCGCCTCTTGGAAAGTTGTACCCAAACCAGATACATTTTTGGGGTGATTGGGACCGCAAACGTTGGCCAAGCATAGTTCACCACTCGAACGCAAATTCAAGTGAGTTCAGAGAGATCTATGGGCGCTCCGTGCTTACACCATTACTGTGTAAAACTTCATTTGATGTGACCGGCAATATAACTTCAAGACTTTCTGAAGCACTTCTTTTTGGGACATTGCCCATAGGCTTTGAGTCTAATATTGCTACTAACGAAATTTTGCCAATTGATTGCATAGCCGAAGATCATTGGGATATTCTTGCTATGTTGAAATTTTCTTTATTTAATAAACCGAAAGCGCGGGAGTTTTTGCGAAATAAAATTATTGAACGTTTAGAGCCGCTGATAGATGTGCGGCTGTTTGTTGATAAAATCCTACTTTAATTTGTATAATAGTATACAAAGTACATAAGGATAACAATGGTAACTGTAATTAAAGCTAAAAAGGTGCTAATCAAAAAAGCGCCGGCCCCAATAGACCTGTTTGCTATGAAGCTATATGCAAAGCCCGGCATGCACCACATGACGGAGTCTAACGTTGATGAGCTTATAGAGTGGATGGGACATCAATCTAAACTTGTAGTAGATGTTGAAACTACAGGTATAGATTTGCGCGGCAGGGATGAAATATTTGGTATTGGAATTGGAACTAAGGATATACAGTGGTGGATTCCTAATTGCAATCAAATAGAAGATTCAGCCGTTACAGCGTCTAGTAGCGTAAGTTTTTATAGATTCATCTCAGCGTTGGAAAAAATTCCAGCGCTAATTGCATATAACTTGAAATTTGATATGGCCGGACTACTAATGAAATGTAAGTACAATCCGCCTAGGTCTCAAGAGTGGATAGACATAATGCCAATGGTTCGTATGGTGCTATACGATCACAAGCCTAACATGAAGGCAACTGCAGCCTGCACACGCTTTGTAGGGCCATCAGAAATCCAGTATGACTACTTTTTTAAGAAGCAAATTACAAAAAGTAATAAACTCCAGAGATTTGATTATGCAGGAGAGTATAACCTTGGTACGTATTGTATGGGTGATATCTATTCAGAAGCGCTAGTATTTAATGCCGTACTAACTAAAATTAAAGACTGGCAGCTTACGGGTCTATACGAGCATCATAAAAAGCTTACCAAGACTCTAATGAACGCTGAAAATATTGGAATGTATTTTGATAGAGAATATTGTCAACGTAGTTATGATAGGCTTTCGGGACGAATGCTAGAGCTTCAGAGTGAAATTAACGATCTGGCTGGGCGTGAGTTAGATATTGCCAGATCCACAGATGTAGCAAATATGTTCCATGGTTTTGGAATCAAGTCTCCCGTTATAACTGAAAAAGGTAATGAGAGTTGGGACAAAAATGTATTGAAACTTATCAATCATCCCGTTGCGGTAAAGATTCGTGAGTTTCGTGCGTTGGGTAAACTTGGCGAGACTTACTTTGCAAATTATCTTGCAGTACCAGGTAACGTGCTTCATCCGCAGTTCAAAAATTGGGGTACGCGTACCGGTCGTTTATCTTGCGGTGAGCCAAATGTACAAAATTTAACCAAGATGCTTTTATCATGGGCTGATCTTGCTAACTATGTAGAAATAGACGATGACGATGAAGTTGACGCGGCAATGCCTATGGACTTTGATAAGGCGGCCAAGATGGCAGAGTTTGATGAAAACGTACATCTATCGGTTAGGCGAGTGTTTATACCTAGACCTGGTTACACTTTAGTTGGCTTTGACTATAAGCAAATTGAAATGCGTGTTTTGTTTTCATTCCTTAATAATAATACTATTTTACGAGAAATGGAAGACCCTACGTGGGACGCCCATGACGCAACTGCAAAATTAATTTGGGATGTTGTACCTGGGGACGATACTTTTGAGTATTATAGGCAAATTGCAAAGACAATTAACTTTGCGCTAGTCTATGGCATTGGTAATAAAGCTCTTGCTAAAAGTTTGGAAATGACGCAAGAAATCGCATCTGAATTCAAAAAAACATACATGGAAAAAATTCCTGAAATGAAAGCTTTCCAAGAAAAAATCTTAGAAACTTTAAATATTCGTGGGTATGTCAAAAACCGATATGGTCGACGGTATTCTGTTTCTCCAGACCAGGTGTACAAACTTACAAATTACATTGTGCAGGGAACTTCAGGTGAATTTGTATGTGAGCGTATGAATGCACTTGACGAATTCTTAGCGGACAAAAAAACAAATATGATATCTCAGGTTCATGACGAAGTTGTATTTGAGGTGCATAGCTCTGAAATGGGCGTGCTGCAGCAGTTGAAAGATATTCTTGAAGAACCTACTCTTGGTGTACTACTTCCGGTAGACATGAATTTTTATAATCCAAGCTTTGTTCAAAAAGCAAAGATTACACTGGAAGAAGCAATGGCTATGAAGGTATAGCATGTGTAAATATATATGGAAATCATATAAAAATGGTGTGCTTGCCGGTCTGCGCGATATGTTAATTTGGCGTTATAGAGTAGTTAATAAATTAATTATTTCAAAAAATAATTTTGAATGCAGTATAAATTATGTAGATAAAGAGGAGGACTAAAATGGAAGTAGGATCAAAAATTGGATTTACATTTAGGTTAGGCGAGGACAAGTACACATTTGGTCGGGTAGATATTGAACTTACGGGTATTAATCCAGAGCTTGATGTTGACGCGCAGATAGAAATGAGTAAGGCGGCTATTAATAAGATCTGGCCAGTGCTTTTGGAGCGGGCTGGAACAGAAATTGACGATGTATTGGCCGAGGCTAACAAAAAGTAGTATGGCAAAGAAACGAGAATCAGAACTAGAAAAAATGCTAACTGAGGGTGTAATAGGCCTAGGTTCTGCTAAACAGTGGGAATATGACCGAATCAAATTTAACATTCCAGACCTTGATGTTTTAACTGGCGGAGGTATTCCGCAAAAGCGATTTACAATTATGACTGGTCAAACTAGTTCTGGTAAATCATACCTGGCCTCCCAGGCTATTAAAAGTGTTCAACAGACTATGAAAGCCGATGGAGTTTTTCCAGTTTGGATTGATACTGAAATGTCTTGGGATAAGAACTGGATGCTTAAATGTGGCCTTGATTTAGATCGTATATACGTGATTCAGCCAGATAATGCCGAACAAGCCTTCTTGGTCGCACGCGCAGCCTTAAATGACGGATGTCCTTTGGTTGTACTGGATAGCGTAGCCGGCCTGCTGCCAGCTTATATAGATGACGAAGACTTTGGATACAATCCCATGGCGTGGCAGGCACGGTTTGTTAACCAGTCTATTCCTAAGCTTTTTCCACACCTAAAAAATGGGTCAGCCATGATTTGGATTAATCAGGTTAGGGCTAGTATGGGTCCGGTATCGCTGGACAATATGCCTGGTGGTGTTGGACAAACATTTTTTAGCCACATGCTTTTGCAAGTAAAGCGTGAGGGTTGGATTAACGAAAAAGACAACGTGGCCGCATCTAAAAAAATTGGTTTTGAAATGCGCGTACGTAGTCGAAAATCTAAAGTAGGCGGCGAAGTGTGGGACCAGTGTGTTGTACCTTTCAAAATTGACGGCGGGATTGATTTACTAGAAATGACCTTGCGGGTTGCAGTTGCTAAAGATATTATTGTGCGTAGGGGTGCCTGGTATAACTTGGGTGATGCTGCCGAAACAAAGGTTTCTGGTATGGGTGGAGTACGTAAATACGTTCTTGAACACCCAGAGTATCGTGCTTGGCTTGAAGAGCGTGTAGACGTAGATGAAGCGTTACCCGACATAGATTTAGATCCAGTTGAAGAAATTGGTACGCTTCTCTAATGATGGGGCCAAAGGCTAAAGATTTTACACCGCAAGAACTATTGATTATGGGTGTGCTAGACGTAATAGGTCTCCGGTACGCTCCTCAATATACAATTGGAACTAGGTGGGCTGACTTTTATATAGCAGAGTTAAATGCAGTAATAGAAGCTGACGGTGCTTATGGTCACCTAAGAAAAGCAGACCAAAAACGCGATGCAGAGATATTATCAGCTGGTGTTGAACATGTTTTTCATGTAAATGCCACAACCAGACCAAAGATTGAAGCACAGATTTGGGAATTTCTAAATACGCTAGACTAGTAAAGTATGATAAAATACTTATGAAGGTAGGTAAACATGGCAGGAATTGCAAGTATAAATAAGGCGCGGGAGGTTACAACAAGACGAAAGTCTCATTGGATCACGCGTTTGATGAACAAAAAAGTATATAAGGCTGGGTCAGAGCCGGGAGGACCACCGGGACGATTCTTTGTTTCGTCAGTGTCTAACCCATGCGACCGATTTCTTTGGCTTCAGTGGAATGGCTTTGTTGCGCGTGAAGAGGTTACTGCTGCCAAAGAGCGTATGTTCGGACATGGCAATGTAACTCAGATTAGATACAAAGATTATTTTAAAAAAATGGGCGTATACGTGGCCGATGAAATTCGGTGTACGGTAGACTACCCGCCTATATCCGGAAGAGCAGATTACGAAATAGTAGATTTAGAAGGTAAAAGATTCCTTATTGAGCTTAAGACAATAAATGTCAGAGGCTGGGATGAGGATATTAAAGAGCATGCAAAGCCTGAACATGATATGCAGCTTCAAATGTATTTAAATATGATGGATGTTGAAAATGGTGCAGTATTATATGAAAACAAGAACACCTTTGACATACGTCTTTATGATGTGAAGCGTGATCCTGCTATATACGAAGCTATGCTTGAACGTTTGCAAAATATTATAGAAATGCCGTCATTGCCAAAACTTAGTGACTGGGCAGATATTCATAATACAAGATATTGTCCTTGTCTTTTAGAAGCGGAAAGGTCGTAACTGATGTCTTGGAAAACACAAATTGAAGGAAACGTTGACCGATTTATGGACGAAATGAACGTGCCAATAATTGGTCTTGACGATGAATCAAAGTCACGCGAACCATTAGTTTTCCCAAAGCTTGACGCGTTGACTGATCAAGAATTATCTGAATACATTACTAAATTTGGTGGATACAAGGCATACTTGGAAGGTCAGCTTGCGTATATTGATTCACGCAGAAGCCTGACTGAAGAACTTTTTGATGAAGCTTTAGGTAAAGCTATGTTTAGAATTTCCGTAGGATACCCAAAAAAACCTACAAAAGAACTACTACGAGCCGAGGCCATTGAAGTAACATCCGGACTAGCCGAGTTACGTATAGACTTTTTAGAATTAGATACGCTTTATAAGCGCGTCATGGGAGTTAGAGATAGCTACAAGTCTGCATACGAAGCTGTGTCAAGACTTGTGTCTTTGAGAGCCGCTATGAATGGGAGGTTTTAGATGGTAGTTGAAAAAGAAAGCCAAGACGATGGCTTTGAAGTATTAGTAGGGCGCACGCGTTCTTATCCGTTAACTGAAAAAGTGCCAATGGATGCGCAGCAAGGGTTGTACGACATAATTGATGAGGCTATGACTGATAAGGGTATAAACCCTGGTCCCGATTGGTCTCAGGCGCAAGAAAAAATTATTGATTTAGGAAATGGATTAGAAGAAGTAGATCTTAGTACAGCACGTACTTCTGATCTTTTTGAGTTTGCGCACCAGGTTGAAATTATGATAGAGGCTACTGAAAAAAATCTTGATATAGATAAGCAAGTACTAAATAAACGTAGCGAAATGCTAGAAGAAATGTATCGTAGATCTATGGAAGCTAATGCAGAATATCAACGACGTGTTCCTTTTTTCAATAAAGAAATGCGTGAGTATGTAGCTTCGCGTCAAGAAATATATGACGATGTTAATCGTATCAAACAAGAAATTAACGGTAAACGAACAGAGATTGATATGTCTGTTATAGATGGCCTGCGCACGCAGATGCGTGTTGTAAGTGATGAAGAAGTTGAAGAAAGAATTCAGACAGCTAAAGATATTTTAGAAACAAGTATAAGTGGCACTCTAAAAGAAAGAATTGTAGTAGCTAATGACTAAAGTGTTAGGCTTAGACTGTAGTTCAAAAGCAGTTCATGGTGTTTTATTAGACGAGCACGGCGAACTTTTGCGAATGACAAAATGGGCCAGCAAAAAAACAGATACTGATGAGAGACTAGAAGAAATTACTCAAAAAATGTCTGTAGAAATATTAGAGTTTCTTAGAAATGACGAAGTATTTGCTACAATTGAGAAACCAATCCTAATTCAAAATGGTCATGCGACTATTTCAATATCGCAAGTGGTGGGCGCCGCAAAAGCTGTGTTAGTTGAAAAAACTATAAAGTTTTTAGCGGTTGATAATAAAACCTGGAAGCGTGCAGTATTGGGCGATGGAAGTGCAAAAAAAGATAAAATCTTTAAATTTGCGCAAATGAAATGGGGTGAAAATTTTACGGAACAAGATTACGCAGATGCCGCTTGCATATCAATGTGGGGTGTTAAACGATTTGGAAAGGAACTATAATGTTAAGAGATGTAACGTCGGAAGAGTTGAAAGAAATTGTTGCAAAGTATGCACGGCCGGTATTTTGTAATGCCAGAAAATGCAAGAATTGGTTTCCGCTACCTGAAGGAACTGGACACCACGTGCCTAAGTTTAAGGGTCATGAATCTTTAGGAGAGTCAGATCTAATGACAGGTGTTTGCGGACGTCCAAATGAAATTGCAATTAGAGATATGGGTAAGGTTTTAATTAACGGAGTTAGACAAAAGCGTGCTGAGTGCCTAACGTATTCTCCGCGCATGGATCCGGCGGCTGTAAATTTTGGTGCGTTGTTGCAACAAGATGGTTCTCCATATGGTGGTTCTCTGGAATCGCAGAGCCATGAATACTATGGTGATAATAGTTCCTACGTGTAGGATATGCGGACGGTTATAAATTTAGCTAAAAAACACATAGACGTTAGACGTACATTTTCTAACGTACTAAGGCAGAAATAAGGAGAATAAAAATATGAGTAGAGCGGTAATAACACCTTTTGCAACAAAGTTGAGTGCGCAGGCTAGGCATGAAATGGACGAAGGAACTAATGGGGTCTTTAAGAGTTTTAGTGAGTTGTATCTTGCTGAAAAAGAAGGTGCTCAGCATGAGCACGCCAAGGAAGCTTCTAACGAACTATACGTAGAGGTTATTACGGTTGATGACAATCGAGCGGGTCTATACATGGGAATTACCGGTGACGGTAAAGATTCTATCCAAGAATGTGTTGATCAATTTGTAGTCGAGATTACCAAACTTTTTGATGGCATGTACATTGAACAAAGGCATGCAGAATTGCATGCTTCACAGCACAGGGCTTAGGCTCAGCATGGCTGACGAAACTAATCTCGAAGCCAAAAAATTGCGGGCGCTGGAACTTTACTTAGGTGGTCTCAGCGTCCGCCAGATTGCTCACCAAGTGTCTAGCGAATTTGATGATCCAGTTTCGGCTGCTTCAATACAGTATTGGTCTACCAGCGCTGATCCGCAATGGAGTGTTATTAAAATGAACACTAAAGCCAATGCAATAGAATTGTTGTCTACTAGAAAAAGTACTGAGATGGCTGTTCGTGATGCTGAGCATTTAACAATTTACGAAGAAATTCGTAAAAAAGCCCGCGAAGAGTTGGAGATGAATATCTTTGACAAAGCTGGTGATGCGGTCACTGCTATTGATAAAGCAATCAAGGGTGAAAGAACTATCCTTGCTGGCTTGATACAAAAAGAATTCTTGCAAGATGTTATTGAAATATTAAAACAAGAAATCCAAGACGATGAAGCGTTAACGAGAATTGCTATGCGCTTCAGGGAGCTAACTACAAAGACGTATGCCCAATAATGAACTTCTTTCTTGGGATGATGCCTTAGGACAATTAGCCGATGGTATGCTACATATTGGGAACAGTGTTCCTGATGTAGGTACCTTCGGCGAATTTGTAGCTAAGTATTGGTCCCAAAGTTATGAAAAACCTGAATGGTTTGATACTTGGCATGTGCAGTATCTATGTCACTCATTAGAACAAGCAATGAGCGACAATAAATTCTTTTGCGCGCTTGTTCCGCGATTTCATCTTAAGTCAACCGTCTTAGGATATGCTTTTAGTATTTGGTCTTTTTTAAAAAATGCTAACTCAAGATTTGACTCATCCGGTATGTACCTAAGTTATTCGCAGCCAATGAGTGGCTATCATGTTTCAGAAATACAAAAAGCTATTCGTAGAAATCCATCTATTTTAGAATTTATGCATGATTTAGCTCCAACTGCTACACAGGCTTTTCATTACCAGGTTGGTCGAAGCCGTGGAGATATTATTGGCGGTGGCGTATTCTCATTTAAACGTGGTACGCACGTAAATCGATTTTTGGTGGCTGATGACATCCTTAAAGATCCAGAAAATCCTTTGAATTTGGGGCAGATTCATAAAATTGAAGATCATTTTATGACTGAAACAATGCCAATTCCGGTTGGTGATGCCATGGTTGTAGTGCTAGGCACGCCTATGGCACCAGATGACTTGCTAATGAATCTTGAGCATGATGAAAGATTTGTATATGTAAAGCTACCAGCACTAGACGGTAATTTTTATGATTTTGATGACAAGCTTACAAAACCATATCGGATTCTATGCCCAGAAATTCGAAGTGAAACAGCCTTGCTTTACGAACAAAGCGTGAAGCCTCATTCTTTTGCATCAGAAATGCTTCTTCTTCCATACCTTTCTCAGAATGCGTATCTTGGCGAAGAACAGATTGAAAAGATTGAAGTTGAAGAATTGAATAATATTAATCCTTATACCGAACATAGGGAACTGGCCGATACTTATGAATACATCGTAGCGGCTGCAGATATTGGCAAGAAGAAGCATCCTTCCCACGTTGTGGCCTTTGGTGCTGTTGACGGTAAATTGATTCAGATTTACCAAGAGTTTCTAGATAACTGGGAATACACTGCTCAAGCAGAATTTCTAAATATGATTATGGATAATCTTCAGGTTGATATAGGCTACATAGACACAACCCGCGGTGACATGGATGAACGTGGTCTTGATTCAAAATGGATTCCAACAGTATTTACTTCAAAAAGACGTCGGCAAATGGCTGCCGCTTTTGAAAAATGGGTGAATACCGACGGACTTCGACTAATCAAGGATGCTAGGCAGCGTGAGCAAATAACCAGCGTTAACATTGATCTACAAGCGCCGGAAACGGCTAAGGGTCACGGGGATTCTTTTTGGTCTATTGCTATGGCTTGTCTTGCGTACACAGAAGAATATACCAATAGAACACAGGATCTTGGTAATATGCAGGATTTCGTTTTTGCGAATGTGGATAATAACGGTACCAAAAAGGTAGATATGAACTATAATAAATTACACGATAATTCTGTAGGAAAATGTCCTAAGTGCTCAGTCGCTGAACCGGCGTGGGTTCCAACGAATCAATTGTGTCTTATTTGTGGATATCGAGGTGAAGTAATTTGACGAGCGTATTAGAAAAAGTAGAAAGAATTGGAACGCATGTGCAGAAAAGGGACGGGCGACTAGAGCCAGCAGATCTAAATAAGATTGTAAGAGCAATTCAGAATCACGCACACGGTCTCCGTGCTGTAGACTCAATTAGGATTGCTACCAAGACGATTAGTGGTCTTTACGACGGAACAAAAACTGAGGAACTGGATCTTCTTTCTATTCAGACAGCTTCTGAATTAATTTCAGAAGAACCAGAGTACTCAAAACTAGCAGCTAGAATGTTGGCTTCTTTTATAAGTAAAGAAGTCTTGCTACAGGATATTGCTACTTTTTCACAATCTATAGCTGTGGGATTCAAACAGGGACTAATTAATCAAGCAACACTTGACTTAGTAACTGGAAATAAGCGTAAGCTAAATGAAGCTATAGAAAATCAAAACACAGACTTTTTTGAATATTTTGGTCTCAAAACAGTTTATGATCGTTATTTGCTTCGGCACCCAACAGATCGTTTTGTTCTGGAAACACCGCAATACTTTTTGATGCGGGTAGCCTGCGGTTTATCTAATACAGCAAACGAGGCAATAGAGCTTTATAACCTTTTGTCATCGCTTAAATATATGACCAGCACGCCAACCCTATTTAACTCTGGAACGTCTTTCCCGCAAATGTCTTCATGTTTTCTATTGGATTCTCCAGAAGATGATCTTCGTTCTATTTATCAAAAATATTCGGACATAGCAATGCTTTCAAAGTACTCAGGAGGAATTGGGGTATCCTTTTCTCGTATTCGATCCGATGGATCATTAATTAAAGGAACTAACGGCTATTCTAATGGAATTATTCCGTGGCTCAAAACACTTGATTCATCAGTTGCAGCAGTAAATCAAGGTGGCAAGCGCAAAGGTGCGGCCGCTGTATACCTAGAAACTTGGCATGCGGATATTGAAGCTTTCCTTGAACTTCGTGAAAACACAGGTGACCAAGCTAGGCGTACACATAATTTAATGTTAGCCAATTGGGTACCTGATCTATTTATGGAACGTGTCCGTGATGATGCCGTGTGGTCTCTATTTGACCCTAAAACTATGCCCGAGCTGGTAGATACCTTTGGAGACGCATTCAAGACTCTCTACGAGCAAGCCGAATTAGACGGTAAGTATACTAGTCAACTTAAAGCTCGTGATCTTTACACAAGCATGATTCGTTCACTTTCACAAACCGGCAATGGTTGGATGACTTTTAAAGATACGTCTAATCGTAAGTCTAATCAGACTGGGGTACCGGGAAATATTATTCACCTTTCAAACCTTTGTACTGAGATTCTTGAAGTTACTACTCCAGAAACCGGCGCAGTTTGTAACCTTGGTTCATTAAACCTTGGTGAATTTGTTATTAATGCTGATACAGGTTTAAATATTGCGGACCTTATGAAGTCTACAAAGGTAGCTGTGCGTTTCCTAGACCGTGTTATTGACAGAAATTACTACACCGTAGATTCTTCTGGTGTAGGAAACAAGAAATGGAGACCTATTGGTTTAGGTGTCATGGGTTTCCAAGACGTTCTTTTCAAAATGGAAATTCCGTTTGATTCAGAAGAGGCTGAACAAATTGCAAAACAGATTCAAGAAGCAATTTACTTTGCAGCGTTGGAAGCTTCTTGTGAGTTGGCTGAAGAATTTGGTTCGCATGATAATTTTGCTGAAACACGTGCGGCTAGTGGCGTACTGCAGTTTGATCTTTGGGATAATGTTCAATTAGAACAATTATTTGACTGGAAGAGCCTCAAGGCACGTATAATAAAGAGTGGGTTGCGCAACTCTCTGTTGCTAGCAATTGCTCCTACGGCAACTATTGCCTCAATTTGTGGTGCATATGAATGTATTGAACCGCAGTTATCTAATCTTTTTAAAAGAGAAACTTTATCAGGTGAATTTCTGCAAATTAATAGATATCTAGTAGCCGATCTTAAAAAATTAGATCTTTGGACTGAAGAAATTCGTAATGAGATTAAACTCAACGAAGGATCTATTCAGAGTATTGAAGCCATTCCGCAACGTTTACGTGATTTATACAAGACTGCGTGGGAAATTTCAAACAAAGCCGTAATCAATGTGGCTGCAGCACGCGGACCATTTCTTGATCAATCACAATCACTGAATCTTTTTGTTGAATCACCAACTATTGGCTCGGTATCTTCTATGTATATGTATGCATGGGAAAAAGGTTTAAAGACAACGTACTATCTGCGTAGCCGACCAGCTACAAAAATTAGAAAAGCCACTACTAGCACAACTAGTGTTACAATGCCAATAGTTTTGGATATCTATACAGATGCTGAAGCGCTTGCTTGTTCTCTAGAAAATCCGGAGGAATGTGAGGCATGTCAGTAGCCAGTCAACTTTGTTTGTGCGGTGGTAAAGATGGTAAACACAAGAGTGGGTGTCCGTTTCATATGTCCCAAAGTTTAAGGGCTGTAATTTTAAAACGTGATATCAAGAAGGATGCGTCTATTGTTACTAAGTAGTGGGTTTGATCTTTCGTTGCGGCCTATGCAATATCCGCAATTTTATGAAATGTACAAGAATTCTATTAAGAATACTTGGACAGTAGACGAGGTGGACTGGTCTGGGGATCTTGTAGATTTGAAAAAAAATCTCAAGCCCGGAGAGCAGCACCTAATTAAACGATTGGTTGCTTT